AACGCGCCGATCAATCAGGGAAATATCGACATTGCAGCGTTGGCTGCGCTGGCGACGCAGGCCACGGAGGTCAAGCTCGGTACGGCCAAGATCGCCACGCAGGCACAGACTGATGCCGGCGCGGATGATGCAACGATTGTCACGCCGAAAAAAATGCGCTGGGGCTTTTCGTTTCTCAAGGCGGTAAACGGCTATTTCGTGTTTCCGACGTGGCTCGGTGGATTGATCGTGCAATGGGGGTCAACTACCACTTCGGCAAGCGCAGATCTTGCCGTGTCCTACCCCATGACGTTCCCCACTCGCATTGCGGCGGTTACGGGCGCGGCTTACATCGGCGGCGGCTCGACGCGAGATACAAACATCATGCTTCGAACTGATGGGCTTGGTCAGGGTGGGTTTAGCGCAGGTGCCTACCTTTCAGGAACTCGTGTCGCTGAAGCGTTTTATTGGATTGCTTTCGGCTGGTAAGCCTAGGGGTTGATCGTGAGTGTGAAATTTATTCTTTTCGATGCCGCCGGCAATCTCGCGGGTCGATTTGATTCGGCCATTCATGGCGCGGCAATCCCAGTTGGTGCTGTCGAGGTCAGTGATGAACTGTTTGTCAGAACTATTGTTGAGACCGACGGCAACTGGCGGCTGATTGTCGACGAGGTGGCCAAGACGCCGTTTGTGAAAACTGACCAAGACTTTGCGCAATTGGTCGCTCAAGAGCGTTTCAAGCGTGAAGCCACGGGTGTCGTTGTAGACGGTTTGGTCATTGAGACGACACGCGACAGCCAAGCACTGATTGCCAGTACGGGGCTGTCAGCGCTTTATGATGCCGACTATCGCTGTCACTTCAAGACGGTGAACGGGTTTGTCGAGATCGGTGCAGAGCAGATCGTTGCAATCGCAAAAGCGGTTCGTGCTCACGTTCAGGCCTGCTTTGATCGTGAGCGAGCACTACTGGTTAAAATTGAAGCAGGTGAATTCCGTGATGAGATGCTCGCGGAAGGATGGCCAGACTCATTGCCGCTCGATGTCAAAGTTCCTCAATGAACGCCCCGCACTGACGGGGCGTTTTCTTTTCTGTTGCGCGTAACACGAACACACCTCACAGCCTCGCTTATGCGGGGCTTTTTCGTTTCTGGAGAACGAGCCTTATGAGTTTCTTTCACGGCGTCACGACCACGGCGGTCGATACCGGCGCACGCACTATCTCGTTGCCGTCCTCGTCGATCATCGGCTTGTGCGACACCTTCAGTGCCGGGCTGCTCGGTGGCGGTACTGCCAAGGCCGGCGAACTCAAACTGATCACCACTGAGCGCGAAGCCATTGCCGCGTTCGGCGCCGAGTCGGCGATCACCAAAGCCTGCCAGGCGATCTACGCCAAAGCCAAGGCGGTCATCGTCGCCATCGGTGTGCCGAAGATGGACGACCCGGCGCTGCAGACATCGGCCATCATCGGCGGTGTTCTCGCATCCGGTCAGCGTACTGGCCTGCAGGCGCTCCTTGATGGCAAAAGTCTGTTCAACGCCCAGCCGCGATTGCTGATCGCGCCGGGCCATTCCGCCACCCAAGCGGTGGCCACGGCCATGGACAGCCTGGCGCAGAAGCTACGGGCAATCGGCATCATCGACGGGCCATGCACCACGGATGAGGCCGCGATGGCCTACGCGAAAAACTTCGGCAGTCGCAACCTGTTCATGGTCGACCCGGGCGTGCAGTACTGGGATACGGGTGAAAGCAAGACGGTCGATGCGCCTGGTTCTGCATGGACGGCGGGTCTGTTTGCCTGGACGGATGCCACCTACGGTTTCTGGGCCTCGCCTTCGAACAAGGAACTCACCGGCATCACCGGTACCACCCGCGCCGTCGAGTACCTGGACGGCGATGAAACCTGCCGGGCCAACCTGCTCAACAACGCGAACATCACCACGATCATTCGCGACGATGGTTATCGCCTCTGGGGCAATCGCACGCTATCCAGCGATCCGAAGTGGGCATTCGTCACCCGCGTACGCACGCTGTTCATCCTGATGGACGCGGTGCAGGCCGGGCACAAATGGGCGGTCGACCGTTCGATCACCAAGACTTACGTCAAGGATGTCACCGACGGCCTGGAAGCATTCATGCGCGACCTGAAAAATCAGGGCGCGGTAATCAACTTCGAGGTGTACGCCGACCAGGAGCTGAACACGGCCAGCCAGATCGAGCAGGGCAAGGTGTATTGGCGGATCCGCTTCACCGACGTGCCGCCGGCCGAGAACCCGAATTTCCTTTTCGAAGTCACCAACGAGTGGATGACCGAAGTGCTTGAAGCCGCCTAAGGAGGCCACCTGATGATTCCTGAAGTTCTGTCCAACTGCGCCGGGTTTATCGACGGCGTGAGTTTTGCCGGCGAGATGCCGAGCCTGACCCTGCCCAAGGTCGTGCTGAAAACCGAAACCTACCGGGGCGGCGGCATGGCCGGCGAGATCGAGATCCCGACCGGTGTCGAGAAACTCGAAGCCGGATTCACCACTAATGGTGTGCGCCGCGAGGCGCTGAAATGGTTCGGCCTGTCCGACCGCACCGCGTGTACGGCTGTGTTTCGAGCCACGTTCAAAGGCCTCAAGGGCAAGGTCACTCCGGTCATTGTGACCATGCGCGGCGGCCTCAAAGAGGTCGACATGGGCGACTGGAAGGCCGGTGAAAAAGCCGAAAGCAAACACAACATGGCGTTGACCTACTACAAGCTCGAAGTCGGTGGCCGGTTGATCTACGAGATCGACATGGTCGGCATGGTGCTGGTGGTCGACGGCGTTGATCAACTGGCAGAAGAACGTTCGGCCCTGGGCCTTTAAGGACATACGCAATGACTCAAGCAATTCAAGTAACGCCCGAGCCGTCGCTCCCTAAGTGGATGGAACTGACCGAGGAAGGGTTTCGTATAAGCCTCAAATATCCGACTGAACTCAATGGTGTGCAGGTCGACCGCCTGACTATGCGTGCACCTTGCGTGCGGGATGTGCGGGCCGCGCAAGCGGCCTCCAACGGTGATGCCGAACAGCGGGAACTGTCGCTGTTTTCCTCGCTGACCCAGACCTCCGAGGCTGATCTGGTGGGGCTCAAGATGGTCGATTACATGCGCTTGCAGGCCGGCTACTTTCGTCTGGTCACGGACGACTAAGTGCGATGGTTCTACGTTGAAGATCCTGGCCAAGCGTATGGCCAAAGAAACCGGGTTCTCGGCAGCCGAGATCCTGGCCATGTCCTTCAACGAACTGGTGTGGTGGCTCTCCGATTGAGCCACTCAACCCCACCGACGCATAAGGCACGCACATGGCGAAGAACCTCGCACTCGGCTTTGTCATTGGCGGCGCCGTCGATCCGACGGTAGGCAAAGCGTTCAAGGACGTCGAAAGCAAAATTAAGCACCTGGACTCGGTCGGCAGCAAAGCCCGGGTGCTGCAGAACACCATCGGCGACACCATGCGTCTGCGCGATGAATGGCGCAAAGCGCACACCACCGGCGCCGAAGGCGCAGACAAGCTGCTGGCCAAATATGAAAAGTATCTCGCACTGCTCAAGAAACAGGGCGTCGAGGTGGGGAGGCTGAGCAAGGCGTACGCCACCATGGGCCGCGTGGCCGCCGGCGCCGAACTGAAAGCGTTGGGCCACCGGCAGATCGAGGAGGGACGGTCCGGCCTGAAAAGCACCCTCGGTCAAGCGGGTGCCCTGACCGCAGCAGCTGCCATCCCGACCAAGGTCAGTGCGGACTATGGCGCGATCATTCGCGACATTGCGATCAAGGCCAACATTGCCAACTCGCCGGAAGAGGCACAGCTGTCCAAGACTGTGATCGACACCTCACGCGATACGGGCATGGCGCGCAATCAGGTGGCCGAGGTGGTCAACGCCCTGGTCGGCGCCGGTATGGAGTTGGATAAGGCGCTGTCCTATGCACCGACCGCAGCCAAATTTGCGGTGGGGCAAGGATCGGAAGGCACTGAAACGGCGAAGATGATCAACGCCTTGGGTCAGAACGCCAAGATCACTGACCCCAAAGTGATGCAGCAGGCGCTGGAGGCCATCGCCTATCAAGGCCAGGCAGGCAGTTTTGAAGCGGTCGACATGGCCAAGTGGTTTCCCGAGTTGCTGGCCGGCATGGGCAAACTGGGTATCACCGGCATGGATTCGGTGACGCAACTGGGCGCGATGCTGCAGGTGCAAATGAAAACGGCTGGTGGGTCGGATGAGGCGGCGAACAACCTCAAAAACTGGATGGAGAAAATAGGCTCGGGTGAAACGGTCAAGGCCTACCAGAAGGCCGGGATCGACTATAAGGGGTCGATGCAGACCGGTTTGCAGAATGGCAAATCCACACTGGAATCCAGTTTTGCCCTGGCCCAGAAGTACATCGAAGCGACTGATCCGAAGCGTGCCACCGAGATGGCCAAGGCCACAGCGGCGATCAGTAAGGAGGCTGATCCCGAGAAAGCCAAAGCCATGATGAAGTCGCTGGAGGAGGCTTTGCGTACCGGTGACCTGTTCGCCGATATGCAGGTCAAGGCCGCGCTNNGGATTCCGCCGGGGCGACCGGTATCCTCGACAAGAACCTGGCCGAGCGCCGGCAAACCTCGGCGCAGAAATGGTCTGAAATGGCTCAGTCGATGGACGATGCCATGCGCAGCATCGGCGATGCGATCCGGCCAGTCACCGATTCCGTAGCCGACGGCATCAACAACGTTAGTCGCAAACTGTCGGGCCTCTCCGACGAATTCCCTCGTGTGGTAGTCGGTATCGGGACGGCCGTGGCAGCGCTGGTCGCATTGGGTGGTGTGGTTCATACCTACAAGATCGGCAAGGGACTGATGAACCTTGGGCGCGGCACCCTGATGGGCAACCCAAACATCCCGCAAAAGGTGATCGTCACTAACCTGCCCGGTAGTGGTGGCGGGCTGAATGGCGGTGATCTCGATGCCAGCGGCGAAGGCAAGAAAGGCAAAGGGGGGAAGGGCGGTGGGAGAGGAGGTGGTGGTCGTGGCGCCAAGATTGTCGGAGGCATGAAAGGTCCTGCGCTGCTGGCGGTGGTCGATGCTGGTTTTAAAGCCTATGACACCTACGAA